AAGGAAAAATGGAATAACAAATAACTATAAAGGAAACTAATGACTACAGGAAAAATTAAATGGTTTAATCCAACCAAAGGATATGGATTTATTGAACAGGAAAGAAATAAAGATGTCTTCTTGCATGTATCAGCTTTGGAAAAAGCAGGTATCAACACACTACAAGAAGGAGAGGAAATAGAATTTGAAATAGGGGAGAATAAAGGAAAAGAAAATGCAATTAACATCAAAAAGATTGCTTAAATAAATATATTATAAAAATTATTGATGGTTAAAATATCTCAAAAAAAATCTAATCCTATGGCAAAGGAAGTAAGAACTCCTAAATATAAACAAAAGGTAGTAAAAAGTAAAATGGTGTATGATAGAAAAAGTGACAGTAAATGGTCACCAACAGATGGGTTATTTAAAATGTTAAAGGAATCTAGTTAAATAAGGAGAATAATATGGCTTTAGTATATGATAATTTAAAAGGAATGTTCAAGGAAGGAAAATCAACAAGTGAACCAAAAAATCAAAGCGGCATTATGGCAAAACAATTAGATGCTTTATCGGGTGCAGGGCCGGAAGGTCATTCGCTTGCATATATTACACCAGAAGAAGAAAAATTATTACAAAAAGCCACTGGTAAAGAAACTATTATGACAGCTTATGGTATTCCTACATATGAAACTGATTTAACTGCAGAGCAAATGGAAGAGAATTTAAAAAAAGCCGGCATGTATGATGCAGATGAATTATTAAAACAAGCACAAAAATTGGCAAATGAAAATAAAGATGATTCTGATTTACGTAACCTGCATATTGAAGGAAAAATTACCGCACAGGAACTGGATGATAGAATAATACAAAGAAGTACAGATGCTACCAATTCATATTTAAAAGTTTTACTTGAACAACGTCACGGTGAATTGCAAGATGTTGAAAGTAAGAATATCATTAAACAAACAGGTAAAGTAATTGGTGAAGGTGTTGAAAAAGTTAAAAGCTTTTTTACTGAACCGAAAAAAACAGAAGGGGAAATATCTAAATCAGAATTTAATCCTAATAAGGATTATCATTTAATAAAGTTTCTTGAAGAAAAACAACTGGAAATGCAAAGTACGGAACCTTACTTTCCACCACAACCTTAATAGCAATGGAAAATACTATTAAAATACTATCAAATATGACTAAGAAGGACGTGGAAAAGTGTTTAGTGATGGGGTGGTTCATATTAATGAATCACTTAAAGTAATGTCAAAGGAAAATCTAAAAGAAAAAATTAAAATGCATGAAGGCTTTAGGTCAATGATATACCTAGATTCACTTGGAAAAAAAACAATAGGATTTGGACATCTAATTGTTCATGAAGATAAGTTTGTAGAAGGAAAGGAATATTCCAAAGAAGAATTAACAGAATTATTTAACAAGGATTTTAATAAAGGTTGGGATTCAATGATAAATTTTTGTGAAATTAATAATTTACGCAGTATTTCAGATACGGCAAAAGAAATACTTTGTGAAATGATATTTCAAATGGGTTATTCCGGTGTTGGAAAATTTAAAAATATGATTAAAGCATTACAAAATCGTGATTATAAATTAGCGAGCACGGAAATGCTTGATTCAAGATGGGCAAAGCAAACCCCAAATCGTGCCAAAGAATTAAGTGACCATATGGCTCAAGCTTAACTACATTCATATATTCCTCAATAAGTATTTTAATTCATCATCTAACTTATATCCGTTAGACAAACAATGACGAATAAGGGCACAAATAACGTGCTTATATTCATACTTCTTTAAATTATCTAATATATGCTCTGGTTTAACCCAGTCATAATTAAATAATATATTTCCATCACTATTTATTTTAACTTCAAGTTTATACAGGAGAGCCTCGTGCTCTCCTTTTTTATTGCTTAGTTTTTGTTGATTCACTTTTTCTATTTGAATCATCAGGAACTTGTTGCAGTTGACTTAAAGTTAATATGAATTTAGCCACTTCCATGTACGGACGTGTACCCAAATAGTTAAGAATAACTCGTAATTGTTCTTGTGTTATGATGTATTTCATACGTTTCCCCTCCCTTCATTGTAGTCGGAAAAAAATTTTATCAGAGTTGTTAACCTGTCTTCATTTGTTGATATGATATCAAGTAGTTTATTCATTTCATTTAAATGTTGTGGATGTTCTCCTATTCCAACAGGATTGTTAAAATATATTTCCATAGTTGCTTCGGCTTTATCAATATTTGCTTGGGCCTCATGCTCAAGTGCCGTATATAATAAATTTGATATATGTTCCATATTATTTCTCCTTATTTAATGTTTTAACATATTCTGCTGTTTTTCTACCTCTTTTTTCTCCTTCTGATTCTTCTTTTGGTTCCTTAAATTTAATTTCCCCTGCTATGGCCCCATATGCGGCCATGTCAACATAAGTATCTTCACTTACTTCCCCAAGTTTTGTTCTTGCAACTTTTAACAGGGTCATCATAATGGCCACGTTATGTGCTGTAACAGGTACATCTAAATATACTGACCATAACTTAGCAATGTTATTGTGATTATGAACTTTATCACCATAATCTCTTTCCCTGTCTCCCCTGACCAAAGTATGTGCCCTCATCAACAACTCTTTTGCATGTTTCATATTAATTCAAATCCTTTTTTTGTTTAAACATAATTTTAGCCAAGTCAATTACATTATCATAACCTTTAAATCGTGAGTCTTTCCCATTATCTTTATATGTTTTTTCTTGTACTTGTTCTATGCCCAAATCAAATGCATCTTGTGGATGGTCTAAGGAAAATTTAAGCATACCATTAGCAATAATATGGCATACATACATACCCTCACTGGATAAATCTAATTTTTCATTTATTATACCACATGCAAATCCATCTTCTGTAGGTGATATGATTATCTTAACACCTTTTGTAAAATCTACTTTATCTACCATGTTTCCTCATTAAGTTAAAAAAATGTCGTGCATCAACTACTACCAATGGCTGTAAATTATTCATTTTAATTATGCCCAAAGGAACTTGTGTAGTTTTACAATTGCTATGAGCCTGTTCTATAACTTTATATATTCCACCAAATGTTTCTTTATTTTTACATTCAATGGAATAGGGTATTATTTTCTGGGCGAGTGGGGAAAATTTTACATCAGCACCAGATTCCCCCATAATAGCACAATAAATATCATCATCGGACAGAGTAGTAAATAAAGATAGTAATTCATCTCGAACCCAATTTTGCAGTCTTCTTCCTTTCGCTTTTCTACTGCGTGTTTTCATAAATTTCCAATTCATTTATCAAAAATTTATATATTTTTTTACCATATATTATTTGATAAGCCCTGTCTGTTAAATCTGGGTTTTTTATAATATAAGTATTTGGAAAAACTGTTTCATTATTTTTATTTTTATAAGTTATATTAACTATTAAATCATTTTTTAATCTAAATTCAGCAATTCCTATACTGTTGTCTTTCCAAACAGGTTCTTTTATTTCATATTTATTTATCAACATACTCAACCCTAGGATTAGTTATCTTGGTATACCACATCCATTTAGGGTCTCTTGCCTGTGATTGTTGCTGCGGAAGATATTGTATTTGATTTCCCCAACATTCTCTCTTAAACGAACAATAACTGCAGGTTATGCCAAGCGTTCTATTTCCTGTTTTAACCTTTCTAAATACCTCCTCAATATCCGTAAAACATCTCTTAAATTTTTTGTTTTTTTTAATGGATTTAATATTATCTTTCGCTAAAGACACATATTTGTTTTTATATTCATTTATATTCAATGGTGTCTCAGTTACACACCATTCTCCCGTGGATTTATTAATGACAATCCATCCACCAAATGGCTTACCGGCACTGGCACCATACATAAAACCTTGCGAAGCATAACCAAAGGCATCATCTTCTATGACGGCGTTAAACCCATGAGAAAATTTTTTACTAAAGGCGAATGGAGAAGCACTTTTGATATCCCAAATTTTATTATCAATCTCAATATCATAAGTTCCTTCTATTTCGCCGCCCATTACTTTATATTTAACGGGTTTTTGTTCACTTTGAACCTTAACTCCAGACGATTTTAAGATTAATGTAGCTGTTGCTTCAATTAAATCACCAAATAATGTCTTCATTTTGAAGTCATAAGGTGGCGACTCAGATTTAGCACCTTTCTTTTCCATTTGTAATTGGCAAAGAGGTTTTCCTACATTACTCATACGTAATCTGAAATTGCCCCCTCGTTCATCCGTGAATTGCTTTCGGATTGCAGACTTGCAAGCTTCTCCAAACTCTTGAATCAGGTCATCAGAAATTTTTACATTCTGACGACCTGCTTTTTCTAAAAAAGTTTGAACTTTTTGTAGAATAGGATGTGACATTATGACGATAGTTCTTCTACAGGATTAACCTCGTCAATAACTTTAGCATTAATTACATCATCTTTAGTAATATTGCTTTTTTTTGCTTGCTGATATAAGGTGAATACATCCTTATTTTCAGTATCAATTAACTCTTGAAAATTACGTATGGTATTTTCATCTTCCTTCGTTAATTTAACATTGGCATCAGCGTCAACATTAATTTTTGCTACATAAAATACATTAGCACCTGCCTTACGTTTTTCTGTTTCTAAATTTAACAAACAGTTAAACATAAGTTTCTTGCGTTGGCTAATTAATTTCAGTGCATTACCAACAGGATTAAATTGTGTCCCTGTTACACGCCACAGTACGGGATAATCCTTTACTTCATGGTCTGCTCCTGCTGCTGTCTTTCCAATAAAGGATACCAAGCCATAAACAAGCCTATAGCATTTTTTGCTACGTTGCTCTGCCAGTTGGTCAGCAGTCAGATTAGCCCTTTCCTTGAAAGGAACCTTGCCGCAACGAACACCACCCACGGTGTCAATTGGTTCATCTTTCCAATTCTTAAATATAATGGAACGGGAAAGATATGCTCCTTCCTCTGCATTATATTCCATGTATTGCATCGCACTAAGAAATGGTCTAAAAGTTATGGGCTTACCATAAATATTTTCCCCTGCTCCTGTGTGATACACATTGAATGACCCAATAGGTAAACGATGACCATCATCGTCCTCTGGGTTTCTATTTATCATAAGACGAGGAAGTGACGGAACACTACTTCCATCATCCTGCCCTATGGCTTTCATAATGTCTGCGTTTGACATCTTCTTTACATCTACTAAATTATTCATTTATTTACCTCCTGTAAATAATTAGATTATACCCCTTCTAGCACATCTAACGGGGTTTGTCAAGCTTTTTTATAATAAAAATGATATTATAATTAATCCAATGATTATAAGGGTTATTGTCCATTCTACAATGTTACCCAACATGCGTTACTCCAGTAGTTTTCTCATATTTTAAGCCATATGTTGAAGAAAACCACATATAATAACTTTGCAATTCTTCATCTTCACTTATATATAATACAGTAGGACGCTTGCCGTTATCCTTTTTATATTCCCGTATTAAATCCTCTATTTTTTGAAATACTAAGGCTTCTTCATTATTTACCCAGTCATCATTTTCCACAAATAAATCTCCTACTGTCAATACCTCAGAATAAGTCATGTTCATCTCCTTGTGTTACTGAAATATAAGCATGTTCAATGTCATTTGTATGAACATTAAATTTTTCTCCACGAACTTCAACCTTATTGTCTTTGTTCATGTCTATATTTTCCGTCAGGGTTTTATCAGGGTCAATTAATTCTTCAACACCCATCATAAACCATTTCATGGCACCCATTTATACCTCCTTTCTAATTCTTATGATTATGTAATGAGTTCACACCTAAATTATGAATACATTCATTTTTAAATTCATGTAATTTTTTTCTTAATTTATTATCATAAGGTACATCATTCTTTATATCACCTAATTGAAATAATCTTTCAGTAACATAAAAAAGACATATTCTATTATCTTGTTTTTTATTTTTCATTTACACCTCCTTTAAATTTAACCAATCATACCCCATCTTTAACTCTGTGTCAAGCGGGATGTTAAAATCTATGTCATAGCGTTTCTTTAATGAATCAATTACTTCCTCACACCCTTTAAACAGACACCATTTAACATCATCAATTTCATCCTTCATTGCATCAACGACAATGGAATCATGAACCGTATTAATTAATTTACTTTTAAGTTTAAATCTTTTCATCATATTAAAAATATTTATGCATGCTATTGGCACTATATCAGCCGTAGCAAAGCCCTGTACAGGATAATTTTTAATCTGGGTACCATAGCTCGACCCACCCCAGACCTGCCTTTGAGCATATGGAAATGCGTATTCTCGGCCATTAGGTAACCGCACCAATTTATATTTTATGGCATCTGTTTGTAATTGTTCATGCCATTTAGCTATGCCCTCATATTTTTCCTTAAAGGCGGTATAATATCTTTTTTCATCATCCGTACCCGTAGTACCACCATATAATGGCTTGAAGGTATGTGCCTTTGTATCTT